CTACCTCTATTACGGCAACTGCTGGAACGACTGCAATGATTATTTCGAGTCAACCCATCGTAGGAAACGCCTACCTCCAAATTGGAGTTTACGTTGGAACAACTTGGTATGGCGCATACCTCACTAATACTGGAGCTTCTGCTGCGTATATAGCTTTGGCCCAAGGCATCATCATCCGAACTTCGTAAGGAACACTTATGCCTCTTAATTTCATCGATCCGCAGATGACCAAAGGTCTCCTCAAGACCGCCAATGCTCTCAGCGAGTTGGCCGGTGGTTCGTCCACTGGTTATCAAAACGTTGGTTACAGCACGCTTCCAATTGGAGTGATCCTTCCATTTCCTGGGACAAATGTTCCAACCGGATGGCTGCTGTGCTACGGTCAGTCTCTTAGCCGAACTGTATATGCAGAACTGTTCGCAATTCTTGGCACTCAGTACGGCTCCACAAATAGCTCCAATTTCTTGCTTCCTGATCTTCGCGGACGAGTTGTTGCTGGTCGAGACAACATGGGTGGAACAGCAGCTGGAGTTCTTGATGAGGCGTTCTTGGGTGAAAACCCAAATACACTCGGAGCCAAGGGCGGAGTCATGGAATTGAATACGGGTGAAGCCTCTCTGTCAGGAACTGGTGATGTGATTGTTCAGGACAACAACAATCTTCAGCCCACCTACATCCTGAACTACATCATCAAGGCCAATGTCAATGTGGTGGCCGTGCCGTGAATGACGAGTTGTTTCTGGCTCTCGGGCGTCTCGAGGGTAAGATGGACGCACTCATTCAGATGCAACACGTTCAGCAAGAGGAACTCAAGGAGCACGATGAGCGGCTAAGGAGCCTGGAACACTCCAGGGGTACCTTTCTCGGAGCTGCGGCTCTCCTTGGAGCAGTGGCTGGAGGTGTACTTAACATGGTCCTGCGGAAGGTTTGATCATGGACAAAGAACTTCAGAAGACCCTCGGTTCCCTCCATACGGCCTTGGCCGCGGATCTGCTTCGGCGGATCCAGGAGGGAACCGCAACCGCGGCTGACCTGTCAGTGGCTCGCCAGTTCCTCAAGGACAACGGCATTGACGCCCTGGCTAGTCAGAGTGAACCCTTGCTGAACCTTGCCAAGACGCTGCCATTCGTGGCACCTGAAGAGGAAGCCGCTTGATTGATGGCCGTCTCAAGGACTTTCGCAACTTTCTGTTCCTGTGTTGGGGTCACCTAGGGCTTCCTGAGCCGACCGAAACTCAGTATCAGATCGCGGAGTACCTACAGAACGGCCCGAAGCGTCGAATCATCGAGGCTTTCCGTGGTGTTGGCAAGAGTTGGATCACCTCGGCGTATGTAGTCCATACGCTACTGCTGGATCCCAACAAGAACATCTTGGTGGTCTCTGCCAGCAAGCAGCGATCCGACGACTTCTCTACCTTCACGTTGCGTCTCATCGATGAGATGCCGCTGCTGCAACACCTGAGGCCCAAGGAGAACCAGCGTAGTTCCAAGGTCGCCTTTGACGTTGGGCCCGCGTCTGCTAGCCACGCTCCTTCCGTGGTGTCCAAGGGCATTACCTCACAGATCACAGGTAGCCGAGCTGATCTGATCATTGCTGACGACGTCGAGAGTTTGAATAACTCCGTTACCGTCACCCTTCGAGACAAGTTGGCTGAGACCATCAAGGAGTTTGAGGCCGTGGTCAAGCCGGGTGGGCACATTGTCTACCTCGGTACCCCCCAAACTGACCAAAGTATCTACAATCTGCTCCCGGAACGTGGATATGAGATCAGGGTATGGCCGGCGAGGTACCCCGATGCCAAGCAGAGGACTGCATATGGCTCCAGGTTGGCACCGGACATCTCTAAGGCCATGGAGGCCACCCCTGAACTCGAGGGCACTCCGGTCGATCCTAGGCGGTTTGACGACCACGAGCTGAGGGAACGCGAGGCTGCCTATGGTCGCTCTGGGTTCAACCTCCAGTTCATGCTGGATACCAGCCTGTCTGACTACGACAGGTATCCCCTGAAGTTGACCGACCTGATGGTCATGTCCATGAACGGGGATGCTGCCCCGGAGAAGCCGGTATGGGCCGGAGACCCCAGTCTGGTTCTGACCGATTTGCCATGTGTCGGGTTCAACGGAGACCGCTACTACAGGCCAATGGCGTTTATAGGCTCCTGGATGCCCTATACGGGCTCCGTGATGGCGGTGGACCCCTCGGGCCGGGGAAGCGACGAAACGGCCTACGCGGTCGTAAAGATGCTTAACGGGTTCCTGTACGTTACGGCCTGCGGAGGACTCCTGGGAGGGTATTCCCCGGAGACTTTGTCCGAGATTGCCCAAACGGCCAAGGACCACAAGGTCAATCACCTGATTGTGGAGTCCAACTTCGGTGACGGCATGTTCGATGAGCTGCTGAAGCCGTACCTGATGAAGATCCATCCGGTGACCGTGGAGGGTGTCAGGCACTCGATCCAGAAGGAACGACGGATCATCGACACCTTGGAACCCGTGATGAACCAGCACCGGCTCATCATTGACCGCCGGGTCATCGAGAAGGACTACGAGAGCACCCGCAAGTACCCCACCGAGAAGGCCCTGG